CTCCAGAAATTCTAGCTGAACCAGCAACAACTGCATTGGTTACATTAACATTACCAGAACTTGTATTTCCTGTAACAGTAGCATCACCCGATGCCCTAATAGAACCAGCAACAACTGCATTGGTTACATTAATTGCATTCAAAGCTGTGATGTTACTAGATGCTTGTAATGTGCTGGTAGATATGTTACCAGAAATTCTTACATTAGAAGCTTCAATTACATTACTTGTACCATTTACAACAAGATTGCCAACACTTGTATTTCCTGTAACTTGGATTGTTCCAGAAATTCTAGCTGAACCAGCAACAACCGCATTGGTTACATTAACATTACCGGAGCTTGTATTTCCTGTAACAGTAGCATCACCCGATGCCCTAATAGAACCAGCAACAACTGCATTGGTTACATTAACATTACCTGAGCTTGTATTTTGAGTAACTGTGAGTATGCCTGTGTTTGCACTCGTATTCGCTTGTAGAATGTTTGTATAGGTAGTTCCGGTTACTGTTATCGTGCTGGCATTTGCTCCGGTATTTGCCTGAACAAAGTTTGCATACGCTGTTCCTGTTGCGTTCAGTGTTCCTGTTGTTACACTTACATTTGCCTGTATCGTGTTGCTCAACAACCAATTTTTATTGTTTAAATAGTTGGTTGTTGCTGAATTGGAAGATAATGTAACAACATTACCTGTTGTTATTAAGCTGTTTGTTACAGTTTCTGTTGTTACTTCCGCAGTCTCTATATCAGCATAGCTAACTATGGCATTAGTTACTGTTGCATTTATAACAGTAGCTGTGTTGACATAGATTGAACCCGTATTGACATATAAAGATGTGCCACTATTATTCAATCTAACTATGCCAGAGACCGTTGCATCAGCGCCAACAGTGACAGAGTTGTTTACTGTTAGATTATTTGCTGTGGCGTTCTTATGAATTATCATATTCACACCAACAGATGCACTATTGGCTACAATCAATCCATGATCTGGACCATATATTGTTACAACACCACCAAATCCAGCATTTCCCTTGGCTGTTCCTGATGCTCCAACAAATAAGTCTTTGCCAATAGAAGTGTTACCCTGTATTAGCGCGTTATTTGAAACTTGTAATGGAGTGCCCTCAGAGGATAGAATAAACTCCGAGTTGCCTTTTAACTCTAATGTGCCAGTCGATTTTCTATAATATCCAGTCTCAAGAGTGTTCAGAGCATTGGCACTTTGATTTGTTTGAATACGCCATGCATCGATTGTGTCGTTTCTTGTGATATTATTGATTGACATTTATAAACCTATTTCTACAAGTTGTTTTAGTAGTCTTTTTATTTCTAGCAAATCTTTTTTAAGATCATCAACATCATCTTCTATCTTATTTATATTGTCGTCTTTTGACTTTAGTCGTGCAGCCATCTTTTTTCTAGCTTCGTTTTCAGCCAATGCATTTCTACCCGTCATCAACAACGCTGATGTCTTTGTATCTTTAACAAACTCAGTGCCTTCTACTTTAACAAACATATTTACTTTACTCCGCAGGAAGTGCTATAATTCTTAAATCTCTAACCTTTGGTGAGAGCGCTGGCTCAACTGAAGTTAGTACGATCTTTACAGCAAAAGTCTTAAAAGAATCGTATGTTACACCACCACCTGAAGTGTATGTGACAAAATTATTGGTCGCAGATGGTCTAAATTCATATTCTGTAAAGTCATAATCCGTCTTAGATGCTGTACTTGAAGGATTTAAACACACCATTTTTTCATAAGGTCTGTTATTAAATTCGGTTGCATCATCACTATTTAAAATTTTGTAAAATACGCTTATTGCAGAATCACCCGGTTTATTTCCAGATAAGAATACTCGCAAGTCACCAGCATCATATCCATCGGCTAGAACTATCGGCTTTGTGATGTATCTAGCCAAACAGGGTCCTCCAGATGAATCGTATTCACTATTTAGTACAATTGTGGCTGGGTCTGCTGGATTCTCATAATAGGAAATTGAGAAATCGTCCAAGTAATTAGAGCCTGTAGTCATTACATTGATGGATACAACATTACCTGATCCATTAACAACAAGGTTAGCTGTCGCACCATCACCTGTGCTGCTTGTTATAGTAATCGTGTTAGAGTTCGCGTAACCAGAACCCTGCTCAATAATAGTAAAGTCTGTTGAATTTATCTCTGCATTGTCAATGAAGTTTTCCCAGGCGTTCAAGTACAAACTTTCATTAGATATAATTGGAGATATGTGATCTGATGTGGAAGACATATCAATCTTCAATCTAACATCACCTCGATTCTTAATACTTCTTCTTCGATAACCTAGAGCATACACATCATCCCAACCGAAGTTGTATATAACATGAGGTGTTACATCTCTATAAGTTACTTCTTTTGTACCTGTAGCAAGCTTAGTCACAATAGAATGTTGTGCAACAGCAACGCCTTCAGATAGTGGAGTTATTGAGCTTTCCAACAGTCTGATCTTGTCCACATTAATCTCTTCAGATAGATTTTCATTTTCGAAGTAATATGTCGCAAGAGCATCTGTTGTAAACTTACACCGATTCACAGTAAACATCAAATCTTCATTAATGTATGGAACATATTCCATGGCGTTTTGAGATTTATACAGAGTTCCCAAGTAAGGTTGAGTCGATACATATTCATTGTTTGTTGTTGTAGCACCCTTAACAGCTTCCCAAACTGTGTATTCTGGAGAGTTTGTTAATACGACAAATGAATATACTCCAGGTTTCAAAAATACAGGTGAATAGAAAGAGAATCTTGTTTTATCAGTTGACGATGGTTTCTCAGACACAGTTATCTCAGAGGGGTATTTTGTTGTGACAGATTCTGGTATCCAATAATCAGATGATGGATAACCATTCACTGTTGGTCTAATCTGCATTGTTACTGGTATGTTGCCTGAATCCTTAGCACGGAAGTACAGATCGACGCTATCTAAGAATATGCCATTAGGATAAACCTGTGAATCCACGAAGAATGTTTGAGCCAGTGGATCAACTTGATATGTTCCACCAACCTCCCTTCTTGTTGTTGATGATATTACTCTATCAGATGTCAGTGTACCAACAAAACTGGACTCAACATCAACATTGAAAACTGTGTCTACCAATGTTGTTTTATTTACAGTTATACCAGAAGATACGAATGTTTTATCGGAAAAAGATATCGCATCAGCATCATAAGTGTTTGTTGCAGATTCTGTAACTCTAAAGTTTCTTTGCCCAGACCTAAATGTTGTTGGAGGAACATAGAATATACCACCCAGCTGCCCATGACGATCAGACTTATTGTTTCCTATTCTATATACAACATTACCCTGTGATTGGGGAGCTGATGAAAGTGTTGCTGTTCTTGTAGAACCAACATAGTCTGTAATCGTGTAGCTTTCTCCTACTCCAGCAAACTGAGATTCTTCCAAATTATTACTATCCCATGTTCTAACAACAGTTATAGTATTTCCATTATAGTAATCATCCGTAGCAGAAGCATCGGTACTCAAAACGATAGTAGAGGATGTGATAACACCCTTTGCTGTTCTGTGTGTTCCAACAGAAGAAATTCTATAGTATTTTCCACTATCCAGAGCGAAGACATAGCTATTAGTCAGCGGTATTCCCGATTCATTCACAATCTCTACATTAGTAGTTCCGTGATCATTACATGCAACTGTGCATATTGAGAAGTTGGAATTACCCGAAAGAAGACTTGCTACACCATTAGCGACATCAGTCAGATTTTGCCCTATGATTAAAGTCTCACCATTTATTAGTGTTGATGATGCATTCAGTGTAATTCTATCGGGCGCTGAGATGTAATTATTTACATCTGTATCATCAAAGTATGAATAGAAGTTTGTGTTGGATCTCAAACCAGAAGAAGTGAATACTATACCACGAGGCTTTATGTATGGTTGTATAGCCAAATCTGTGACGAATGTTCCAACATCAACTTGTGATGATGATGTTGAAATTTGCTTCTGAGATATTCCTGCACCGGCGGCGATAACATTAGAATCAGTTGTAACATTTACAACCTGCCATATACCCGCCCCAGCTACACCATTTTCGAAATCTCGAATTTGTACATCTTCCCGACGAGTTGATTGAATGGTCTTGTACCACTGTGAGTCGGCAATCTGTGCAAATGGGCTATTTACATCATTAGCCCACTGTGGAGTTTTATCTGAAATGTATTTTAAGGCATCATTCAAAAAGTTGAATGCATTATCTATACCCTGAGTAGAATTCAAAACAACTTTGGCTGTTGAACCTGTATCAACATCACCAACAAATTCAGGAAATAGTTTTGTTGATCCTCTAAAGTTTGCAAATAGTGCTTGAGCTATGGGTATCGAGTTAGTCGCATATGGTTGTTTAGCCAATTCATCTGTTGTGTATGAAAGTGACATGACCTTCTTATCACCAACACCAGAAATCTTTGTTGCACCAGATGACAATGCTGTGTTTGCTGTCATATTAACAGTTCTCATCAGAGATGCTGCCTTCAATTCACCATTTTCTATTAAATTTCTACTATCAAATCCGACATCCTTTGTAGATGCTTGTACATCTCTTGTTGTAAAGTTGTCAACGAGAATTCCATACTTGGATCTTTCTAACCCGTTTGAATCTAGAATTTTAGATGATGTTGCATTTCGTTCCAGAGAATTTAACGATACATAGTATTCTAGCCGATTTAGTCTATCATTAAACGCATTGATATCCTGCATTCTGTATCTACGATGATTCTTAAAATCTGCCCGAACATCTTTAACACTTTCTGTATATGCTGGAAGATAAAGTGTATAAATCAACATATCTTTTTCATCTACTGCAGCAGGGACAGGAGAAATTGCAGATTTTCCTGTTATAACAGCAAAATCTTTTGACTGCTTAACAACAACCTGATCTATTCTAGGCATATAATAGTTCAATGAGGTTGTTAATGAGCTTAATGTGTCTGGGCACAGTGTTCCAGAATAAGTGTTTGATGCTACATCACGAGCAGGTCTAAAGTCAAATGATCCCCTCAGTGATAGTAATTGCCCATCTTCTTTATTGTTGAAGCTTGCAATATCAGCATAAGTCATATTTGAGGATGTTCCCAAATAGGAGTCAACTGTGTATACACCAACACCAGATGGTGATGCACTGTGTTTCAGATATCTATACTGAACAAAAACTTTACCAACAGGCGCAGAATAACCTCTCTTCAAACGAATTGAAGCATGATCATAATGTGATTTCTTTTGCCCGTTGTCGAAGTCATAATGACTTGTGATGTCATGTGCATCATCTGAAAGCATTGCAGTTGTCACATTTAAAGTCTTTGATTTTGAATCTGTGATTCTGACTATTTCATAAACATCTGAAATTTGAAGGCTTACTGATTTTCCTGGAGTTTTTAAATCTGTTAAAACAGATGTTTCATTAAAGTATGTTGCGCCAGCTACAGTGTAGACACTTCCGCCAGTAAACGCTGTATATGCACTATTAGCAACACTAAGAGCATTGGTTGAATCAATATAAGTTGGTACTTTGGCATGATGCTCCGTTGTAGTCGGATACATCGTCTTATTTCGAACATAGCCATACGAGCTATTTTCTATATTGTTGACTTTAGTTTTTATAATAAAGTCTGCTGTGTAAGATGTTGTATCATCGCCCAAATCAACAGTTATTCTTGTGTTAGATACCGCAGTTACTGTGAAGTTATTATTTGCTAATCCGACAATGTTATTTGCAACAATACCGAGTGATGCATTAGCACCAGTTTTTACAGTACATACAATATCATTGAGTAACAAAGAGTCTGGAATAACACCAGCAATACCTGCACATGGGAAAGAATCACCAGTGACATTTGTGTCAATGGTGAATACTCCGCCAGTTGATGATTTTGAGTAAACCTTACGAACATATAGATCAGTATCTGCCATAGAGTCAGGCTCTATGGCAGTATAAGGAAGAGCAAATACCTTTGAGCTTCTGGTTGGTTCAGATATGTAAGCCGATCCTGTTGCTACATCAATAGAATCTGAATTAATATCACCAGTGAAATACACATAAGAACCTGTATTACCAACTAAGGATTTACAGGTCTTGAAATCTGAAGTTAGTCTAATTGTATTGGCGCCAGGAGTAAAAGGTAACGCAGATTCCAAGATCAAAGAACTTGTGTTAGAACTAACAACTCGAATAGGAGTCACTTCCAATCCAGCACCATTCGTTATCTGGAAATACATGTTGGCGTATGCATTAGCAGACTGTGTTCCAGACCAATTCGCAGGAAGCTTAATCGTAGTAGAAGTAGAACCTACTGGTAGTGTACCTGTAATAGGAGTTGTGTTGATATTAAACACATTTACCGTAAATGAATGTGTTCTTCCGTTTGCTGTATTTGTTGAATCGTTATATCGCATCATGGATGCATTCAACGATCCTATCTTTGTTGAGTTATATGCGGGTGATGTTGCAGAGCTTACACTTGCTCCTGGAACACAATGGATGTCTAATGATGGAAAGTCCCCAATGCTCAAAGATCCAACAATGTGGTCGAGTACGACAGAACTTTCATAATTCGTTACTATATCATAATCTTGTACCGAGCTAGTTTCCCTCGCTCGTTCAAGTTCAATTGTGGTTGGTCCTGTTGTTGTAAATTCGTAACCACCAACATAAGCTTTTCCAGGATCCAATACTATATTAAACATTCCATTGGCAGAATCACCTTCTTCCATTGAAATTACAAATGGATCTACAGTATAATTTCCAGATTCATCGTAAGTTCTTCTAGCTAGTGTTTTTTCAATCTCCGAATATATTGGATAATCAATTTCCTTAGTCTTCACACCATTCACTATACGCAAAACTTCAAAAAAAGATGATGTGTCTGCTGAATCTAGAGTTCTCTTTGAGAGAGCTGTATTGATTGTGTATCGATCTGCACCGGGTGCTTGATAATTAAACGATCCTTGTGCTGGATCCAATAATGATGTATCATCGATACTGTCTGTGATCGTCTCGTCAAACTGTATACCGATTTTATAAGAAGGATTAACTAAATTAGTTGTTGAATTATATCCTTGACGATAGAATGTTTCAAGAACTAGAAACTGAGGCTCAACCTTTACGAAGCTGCCTTTGAAGTAATAAACACCATCCTGGATGCTTGCAACATAGGAACGTCCTACAGCATTACTTGATCTAAGTTTAGCAAATGTATTTTGCCCATATATCTGTAATTCATCACTTTCTGAGAAAACATCACCGCTAAGATATTTAATAACCAATACGGGTGATGCTGCAACAGATGTATCTACAGCAATAACTCTGGCACGAGTTGATTTAGAAGAATTATATGCTACGATTGTCTTATCTTCAAAATCTTCAGGTACAATATCAGAACCGCCATATTGTGATTCAAGAATAATGTAATTAGCACGATCATCAAGAGAAACTTTACCGCCAACGATTGGGCTACCATTTTTAAAAATGTGATTACCAAAACGCTCCATTTGATTTGCAATAATTGTTTGCAACTGAGTCAGTTCACGACCTTGAACAGCATATCCAGGTTTAAACAGAATACGCATGAAGTTCTTATCTTCATTGAAATCATCATAGTAAGGATCGTAGTTGAAATTAGCGGTCATTTTTATCTCTTATAAACTTAACAAGAATCTTAATTTGTCTGTTTGATCAGAATCTCTCTGAGTTCTCTCTCTGCTGGAGACATAAAGAACTTTACCGGAATATGGTTGCATTGTTGGATTTGTTTTTGATACTGCTACCCTTGTTGAACCACTCAGTAAACCTTTTAAAATTTGGTTTGTTGCGAGTGTGCCTCTAACATTATTTAGATAGAGTATATTTGAGACACCATCAAATGAAATGACATCCGCAGTGTATGATGCATTTTCATATGTATCTCCTTGGTATACTCTCTCATCTAGAGAATAATCACCAATACCAGGCGAAACTTTTACTTGCGTATATAATGTGTAGATATTATCGAAACATAATGAAGTTGTTCCATACTGATAAGGATTTTGAATCAAGAATACCTGTCTAAAATCATTATCTGTTGGAAATAAACCAAGTTCATCTCGATCAATATCAACAGTTATCATCAGAGTTTTTGCATACAACTCATATACAGAATCATAACCATGCCCATCTTGAGGTCCAGCACTGACGACAGCAGATGCTCCAGAACCTATTCCGCCAGAGACATCCGTGATTGCAACATTAGCATAAGTGTATCCTGAACCCCTATTCTGGATGATGATATCAACAACTTGCCCACCAGATTTTGATAGTAATACATTATTAGCACTCGCATCAAACACAGAATCTACAGACATGCTGGTATTAGATGTTATAGAAATAACTGTCTTATTCTCACCATTAATTGTTAAATTGTCACCAACATAAGTATTTGCTAAGAAATATGTGCCAGTACCTGATACGGATATGCTAAGATTTGACACATTCGCTGTGCCAGACAAATATCTTGTTCCAACACTTACATTAGCCTTTAGAACACCGCCTGTACCATCACCATCAATCGTTATAATGTCTTGTAATGAACCCGATGTGTAATTGTTTCCTGCATTTGTAATTTTGACAATATCTATTCCACCACTTACAGCAGCAGATTTGACGAATTTGTTTGTGAAAACAGGCATCCAATCTTCAGTCATAAACTTCTGCTTTTGGGCTGAAGATATTGTGTACATATACTTCCACTTGTAGCCATCATTAGTTTCGAAGTAAGGCTCTTCAAGTGATGTTGTAGATATTGAGAGCAGGGGCTCTTCAGTTGAAGCAGTTCCACTGTTATTATAGAGGCACTTGAATACTTGGTCGTCTGAATTTATGACATAAAAATCCATGAGGATATCCATTAGATTGCAAGAGCAATCATATTGACGATATACTGTGCCAGATTTCCAATTCCGTCTGGGTATCACGAAAGCGACATCATTGTACTTAACTTTCTTAGCAGCAATGGCTTTTATATAATAGTTGTATATATCCTTTGTTGTTTGCGTTGGTGTTGGAACAACTTCAGTTCCATCATTCCAAGGAAGCTGCTGCCCAATAGCGGCATATACAACAGTTCTATTTGCCTCAGGCAAATATGCATTCAGATTTGTATCAAACAATTCTAGTAGTCGTTTAACCATTAGAATTTTCATATTCGGTGTTACATAGTTTTTTGTAGATGACATAGTGTTATTTATACAGTTTTGTGAATGATGCCTGATATATTGTTACTTGTTGCCTGCATGTTATGCGAAATGATGATCTGAGTTGCCGATACATTTGTGACTTCAGCAACATCAGTATATATAAGCTTCACATAAAGATTATTTGCAGTAACGGGTGCTGTATTTCCGATAGTGAATTGATTCACACCATCAACTGAAACAGTGTCTGAAACAAAGTATAGTCTCTGTGATGTTTGCGCTGTCGGGCGATTTATTATGTAATCACTATAGATGACATCCGATTCCAAATATGGTATGATATAATCGTTTATCCAAGATTCTTGTGTATCTGGTATATCGATATTTTGTTGGTAAAGGACAGCAGCGAGGGCACTATTTAGCCCAATATAACCCTCGTTCACAATATCACCCATGGAACGGATACCTACCCTATACTCAATAAATTCTTTAAAGTAGTATGGAACATATTGCCCCGAACAGTATTTTATTAAATCGCTAGTGAACACTGGAGTAATATCATTTGTATTTGGTCTAAGAATAACGGTTTCATTAGAAACAATATAATTTGTATTAGCAATATCTTCAGGATCAGTGCTGAATATCACTAGATCACCGTCGATTAAATCGCCAATGTAATTAGACATATTGCCAGAAACGATATTTGATGTGTTTGCAATGTTTGCAGTGCCCAACAGTGTTCTACCCATACCTGTCAATATTATAGTATCTCCAACATTTACGGTTGCAGTCAAATCAATACTTACATTAGTTGATATTAATGTGTTAGATCCATTAGACACATTGAAAGATGTCTCATTTATATTGATAACTTTAATAATGGAACTGTTAGCATTCCCAGCAAGAGAATCTTCAACATA